CTTTTTAAAGAACTTTGTACAACTGTGTTTTGACATAGTACAGAATGGAGGAAAGATACAGATATCTCAAGACTATTCATCTATGGTTAATTTTGCAAGATGCAAATGCTTAGGTGCAAATGTACTTCGTGGTCCTGATCAAAAACCTTGGGATGGTAAATTACAGTATGACTGGCAACTATGGATTGATAGTGATATTGTTTTTAATACTGAGAACTTCTATAAGTTAATTCTTATGGATAAGGATATTGCATCTGGTTGGTACTGTACAGAAGATGGTAAGACTACATCTGTAGCACATTGGTTAGATGAAGATGATTTTAAAAACAATGGTGGAGTGATGAATCACGAAACTATTGAAAGTATTAGTAAGAGACGTAAACCTTTCCAAGTTGATTATGCTGGTTTTGGTTGGTTACTTATTAAACATGGTGTATGGGAACATTCAGAAATGAAGTATCCTTGGTTTGCTCCTAAGATGCAAGTCTTTGAATCAGGTGCAGTACAGGATATGTGTGGAGAGGATGTATCATTCTGCTTAGATGCAAAGGAAGCAGGTTTTGAGATATGGTGTGATCCAAGAGTCAGAGTTGGACACGAGAAGATGAGAGTTATCTAAGTCTTATCCACATAGAGGTTATCAAATGTATGTGACATATACTGTTAGTATTGATAACGAAATAAAGTTTACTAACATCACAGAGTTAGAATATCTGGAACTTATGGAAGATCTGGCAATTGAGTTTTATCAGACAGGTACTCCACATCCAGACAGTATAACATTTACTACTACAAAAAATTATGGCTAAAGTAAAAACAGGACTATTGGGCGGTACTTATGTTGAGACACGTCCGAAAAAGTCTCGACAAGGACAGGGAAAACACTCGAAATACTCGGCAACCTCCCGTAACTCGGCTCGTAAAAGAACTAGAGGGCAGGGACGATGAAGGACTTTAAAATGCCCGTTGCTGTTATTACTTTCTTAGCAGCACAAGCAGCAGCATCTGTTTGGTACTTAGGTGGTATTAATAATAGAGTTAGTAGTCTTGAAGGTAAAAGACTTTCTGATGTTGAATTAACTGCTAAAGAGAATAGACGTTATATAAGGGAAGTTATTCAACCATCGTATAATATAAGTAGTGCTTGGGCGAATCCCCATTTTGAAGCATGGTTAAAACAAGGAGGATGGGCAGATGCACCATCGTGTCCTTTACTTAGTAAGTAATTAAGAGAGACCCTTCGGGGTCTTTTTTTATGGGTATAAATACAAATTATTAGCCTAAAATAATGGATAAGGAAGAACTAAGGACTGTTTGGGGTGCTGAAAACGCTGATTCTGAAGAAATTAAGGAAGAAAAAAGGCGTGTAATCCAAGAAATAGCACATGATGACATAAATTCTGAAAACTTAACATAAATAGATCAAGAAAACACATTAATATGTCTGTTAAGAGGATATCAAGATCATTTAAAGACATTAGTTTATCCTTTACTGCTCATCCAGTAACAAAGGATTTAACAATTCTAAAGAATGAAAACGCTATTAAGAAGTCTGTAAGGAATTTAGTGCAAACTATACCTACAGAGAGGTTCTTTAACCCTATTTTGGGGTCATATGTGACTGATTCCCTCTTTGATTTTGTTGATTATGGTAGTGCATCTACTATTAAAGAAGAAATTATCACAACTTTGGAGAACTTTGAACCAAGAATTGATAATATTCAGGTTGAATGTATTCCAAGACCTGATAGAAATAACTTTGAAGTTACAGTATTCTTTGAAATTGTTGGAGAAGACGTTCCAACTCAAGAATTCACATTCATGTTAGAAGCAACAAGGTAGAATATGCCATTTACTAAGTTTACAAATCTTGATTTCGATCAAATAAAGACCTCTATTAAGGATTATATCCGTGCAAACTCTGATTTTACGGATTTTGACTATGAAGGGTCTAATTTTTCAGTATTAATCGACACTTTAGCGTATAATACTTACATTACAGCATTTAATTCCAATATGATTGTGAATGAATCCTTCTTGGATTCAGCAACATTACGTGAAAATGTTGTTTCATTAGCAAGAAATATAGGATATGTACCCAAATCTAGGACTGCTGCACAGGCATCTATTAATTTTAGTGTAGCAACGACTAGTTCATCCCCTACATTGACCTTACAAGCGGGTTTAGTGTGCGTTGGTGCTCAAAATAATAGTTCATATGTATTCTCTATACCAGAAAGTATTACAACAACCATTAATTCTGGTGTTGCAACCTTTGGAACACAGACAGATCCTATTGTAGTTTATCAAGGAACTTACTTAACTAAGACATTTACTGTAGATGGGTCGTTAGATCAGACATTTATATTGAATAATTCCTTTATTGATACCTCAACTATACGTGTTTATGTTAAAGGTTCTGCAGATACGGGTCTTGGAAGAGAATATAGACGAGTTGATAACATATTAAACATAGATTCTACCTCAGAAACCTATTTAATTCAAGAAATTCAAGATGAAAAGTATGAATTACTGTTTGGTGATGGTATTTTTGGTAAAAAATTAGAAAATGATGCAATTATTACAGTATCTTACATTGTTACTGATGGAATAGATGGTAATGGACCTGCAATATTTGCATGGGGTGGTAGTGTTACTAATTCAGTTAATCAGAAAATATCACCATCTTCTACACCATTAATCACAACTGTCTCAGCTGCCTCTAATGGCGGTAGTATTGAGTCTACTGATTCTGTTAAGTACTTTGCTCCTAGACTGTATTCCTCTCAATACAGGGCGGTTACAGGTAGAGATTATGAGTCTATAATACAACAAGTATATCCAAATGCAGAGTCTGTATCAGTTGTTGGTGGTGAAGAGTTAGATCCACCTGAATTTGGTACAGTTTTATTAACAATTAAACCAAAAAATGGTGAATTTGTATCAGACTTTGATAAACAAAAGATTTTAGAAGATTTAAAGCAATACTCTCTAGCTGGTATAAATCAGAAAATTTTAGATCTAAAACTACTATATGTGGAGTTAGACTCATATGTTTATTATAATCCAGCACAAACAACAACACCAACAGCATTAAAGACTAGAATTAGTGATGGTTTAACAACTTATTCTGGTTCAAAGGACATTAATAAGTTTGGTGGACGGTTTAAGTATAGTAAAGTATTGAATGTAATTGATAATATTGATACTGCTATAACATCTAATATTACTAAAGTTAAAATTAGAAGAAATCTAAAAGCACTTACTAATTCATTTGCACAATATGAATTATGTTATGGTAATCAATTCCATATTGATGTTGCTGGAAAAAATATTAAAAGTACTGGATTTAAGATTGTAAATCAATCCAGTACGGTTTATCTAACAGATATACCTAATAAAAATTCTAATGGTGATTTAGATGGTAGTGGTATGGGAACATTATCTGTCATTAGAAAGGATACAACAACAGATACTGAGATTGTTGTTGTTAAATCTGCAGGAACGGTAGATTATACTAAAGGTGAAATTATTTTATCAACTATTAATATTACATCTACATCTAAACCAAATAATATTATTGAGGTTCAGGCATTTCCAGAATCAAATGATGTTATAGGTTTGACAGATTTATACCTTAATTTTGATATGTCAAATACTACAATAAATATGGTTAAAGACACTATAACTTCTGGTGAACAAATATCTGGTGTTGGATTTAAAGTTACGTCAAGTTATACAAACGGAGCATTAACAAGAGGATGATAACTACAGGATTTGACAAGAGAGTCCAAGTACAGCAAATAATTGACAATCAACTTCCTGAGTTTTTATTGTCAGAAAGTCCTAAGGCTGTTGATTTTTTAAAGCAATACTATATTTCTCAAGAATATCAAGGTGGTAATATTGATATTACTGATAATTTAGATCAATATTTAAAATTAGATAATTTAACCCCTGAAGTAATAGTAGCAGAAACTACTCTTTCTACTGGAATTAATGTATCTGCAACAACTATTGATGTTGCATCTACTAAAGGTTTTCCAAATGAATATGGATTATTTAAGATTGATGATGAAGTTTTTACATATACTGGTATAACAACTAATAGTTTTACTGGTTGTGTTCGTGGATTTAGTGGAATTACAACATATCATGCACCAGATAATCCTGGTGAACTTGTTTTTAGTGATACTTCAGCAACAAGTCACATTTCTGGAGCAACTGTAAGTAATTTAAGTGCATTATTCTTAAAAGAATTCTATAAAAAGACAAAAGCATCACTTACTCCTGGATTAGAAGATACTGAATTTGTATCAAATTTAGACGTTAGTAATTTTATAAAAGAATCTCATTCGTTATATCAATCAAAAGGTACTGAAGAATCATTTAGAATACTATTCAATATACTATACAACGTTACTCCAAAGGTAGTTGACCTTGAAGAGTATCTACTTAAACCATCTGCTGCAGAGTTCATTAGACGTGAATTAGTGCTTGTAGAGGTCATTTCAGGTGATGTTAACGCATTAGTAGGACAAACTATCGTTAAGTCTACTGATAGTGCTACAAGAGCGTCTGTATCTGAAGTTGAACCTATTACTAGAAGTGGAAAAAGAATAGAATTAAAAGATGGTCATGGTAATGATACTAATTTTGCATTGGATATTGATAGAGGAAATGTAAAGTTTGATTCTGATGGTAGAACCCTTTTAATTAAAGGAGAAGAAGCTAAAATAACAGCATCTTGGAGTGATAATCCAGGTACAGCAGGAGTTGCAGTAGAT